AGCGACCCGCCGCCCTGTCGGTTCACCTTAAAATCGGTTTGATGCCGACTAGAGGTATACCCAGACGCCATTTCGAGGCCCGCCGTAGCGGTCAATGACTGAAGTACGTTGCCAACTGGAATGAACCAGTCAACGACAAAGCTAAAGGGAACAAGTTCCCATGCTACTTCAGCGGGGTTGATAAGTCCAAGCGTATCAGCTTGAACAATACCAGGACTGCGAACCCAAGCACTGTAAGCGGTGCGAACACCGCCACGGCACTCGATAGATATCGTATCCTGTCCACGTACGAACGTGTCGGAATACGACGTCTGTCGTTGGGCGCTTGCTTTGATTGAGGAGCCCTCGAGAAGGCCACCCTTTCCAAGTAAGCTAGCATTATCATGAATCGAACTGAGCAAGGGTTTCCACCCATACTGCAGTTCCAACCAGAGGTCGGCAATCGATCCATGCTTCCCCTTTCTCCAAGAAAGGCCAAGGATGCGTGCTGCTTCCAGCACGTTACCCCGACGCAACGCATTAAGAGCCCTTAGGACTCTCGATGCATCTTGGGATATCATATTAACTGTCTGCCTGGCTTGCGCCAGGTCAGCGCCGTTGCTGACTCTGCCTTCTCGAAGGCGATTACGAGCCTGCGTCTGCGCTTCAGCACGACAATTGTCCAGATCGCTCAGAAAGCGAGCTGGCGGAACAACTTCAAAGAGACTGTAGTCCCTGAGAAGATAATCCACCCGTTCCATTATTATTTGATAGGACGGGTCCTTGTCGTCACGATAGACTACCTGAATCCACTCCTTTGGTTCGTTCTTCACGACCCTCAGGATTTGACGCGAGTAGTCAGTCGGAGCCTTATGATCGGACCGTATCGTACCGCTCTTAAAAGAGTGGCCAGTATACGCTGCAAACGGATCTCTGGTAACAGTGGGATCAACCCCCTGCCACGGATAGCCCGCCTGCAGAAACCGTCGAGTGTCTGTAAAGACCTCTTCGAGTGTCGATCCTCCCACCTGATTGGTGTGAGCGGCTACTGACATCAGTACCTCTTTAAAGTCCGGCAATGCCGAACTAGGTTAAACAAACCCTCACAGGGAGCGTTTGCCTAGACCCGACTCCCGAAAGGGAG